AGGCTGGCTTCGGCCGAGGCTTCACCAACGTGTCGATCCTGGTGTTCGACGAGGCTCAAATCCTCACCGAATCCGCGATGGAAGACATGGTGGCCAGCCAGAACGTGGCGGCCAACCCACTGACCATCCTGGCTGGTACGCCGCCGCGTCCCCGAGACCCCGGCGAAGTGTTCACCATGGTTCGCCAGGACGCCATCAGCGGTGACTCCAAGGAGACGCTCTATATCGAGCTGTCGGCCGACGAGGGCTGCGACCTCCTGGACCGCAAGCAGTGGCGCAAGGCCAACCCCAGCTTCCCGCACAGGACCCCTGAGCGGGCCATGCTACGTATGAAGAAGAACCTCTCCGACGACTCCTTCCGCCGCGAGGCACTCGGAGTCTGGGACGCCGTGGCCGTGCACCAGCCGCTAGTCACGCCGCAACAGTGGCGTGAGATGTCCGACATCGGCCCGGCGGATAACGAGCGACCGCTGTCGCTTGGCGTAGATATGTCTCACGCACGCGACATCTCGATCGCGGCCTGCTGGGTTGAGGAAGAGTCCGCACACATCGAAGAGGTGTGGAACGGCACTGACCCAGCGATCGCCATCGAGTGGATCGTCGCCCGCGCGGGCCGACGGGTGCCGGTGGTGATCGACTCCGCATCCCCGGCCTCATCCCTGGTGCCGGAGCTCAAAGCACGCAAGGTACGCGTGGTCGTCACGTCGGCCAACAACATGGCCCAGGCGTGTGGGCTACTGGAAGACCGGTTGTCCTCACAGAGCATCACCCACGCTTCGCAGCGGTCCATCACCGACGCCATCCTCTCTGCTCGCCGTAGGCCGATCAGGGACGCGGGCGGCTGGGCACTTGACCGCAGTGACCCCACATCCCAGATATATCCGATCGTCGCAGCGACCCTGGCGCTCTTCGGAGCGACCGCAGAGTCCCGTCCCGCCGCAGCGAGAAGCAACAGAAAGGTACGGGTGCTCAATTGATCTACGTCCCCGGCCTGTCCGACGCCGACCAAGCGACGCTGACAGAACTGCTGAACCAGATCGACGCCAAGACGCCCCGCAACTTGTTGCGGGAGAGCTACTACGCGGGCAAATACGTTCTCCGCGATCTCGGTGTGTCGATCCCACCTAAGTTCCGCAATTTCGAGGCCGTCCTGGGATGGCCCGCCAAAGCCGTTGACACGCTCTCGCGCCGGTGCAACCTGGACGGCTTCGTCATTCCCGGAACCGACGTGGCCAACCTCGGCATCGACGACATCTGGCAAGAGAACCGGATGGAGATCGAGTCGTCGATGGCGCACGACAGCGCCATGATCCATTCTTGTGCGTTCATCTGCACCATCCTCGGTGATGAGCAGAGCGGTGAACCTCCGGTGATCATGATGGCCAAGAGCGCATTTGACGCCACCGGCCTCTGGGACTCCCGCCGCCGGGAACTGGCCGCAGCCCTGTCGATCATCGAACGCAGCGAGGGCCTAACCCCGCTCGTTATGGTGATGTATCTGCGCGACCGCGTGCTGATCATGAGCCGCGACGTCGACGGCGGCAAGTGGCGCGTGGACACCCGCAAGCACAACCTAGGCCGCGTGCCCGTCGAGCTGCTGCCGTTCAACCCACGATTGAACCTGCCCTTCGGCCGGAGCCGGATCACCCGCAGCGTCATGTCGATCACCGATTCCGCCCTACGCACCGTGGTGCGCTCGGAAATCGGCGCTGAGTTCTACACCGCGCCGCAACGCTGGGCCCTGAATGTCCCAGCGGCGGCGTTTGAAGACGGCGGCTGGTCAGCCGTCCTGGGCCGCATGATCGCCCTGGAGCCGCCGCTCATGGATGACGAGCTGGACCCGAACTTCAAGCCCGAACTAGGCCAATTCCCACAGGCGTCGATGCAGCCGCACACGGAGCAACTGCGCCAGTGGGCAACGCTGTTCGCCGGTGAGACCAACATCCCCGTTTCCTCGCTAGGGATCGTGCAAGACAACCCCAGCAGCGCCGAGGCCATCTACGCGGCCAAGGAAGACCTCGTGGTCGAGGCAGAGCACGCTGATCGCGTCTTCGGCCGCGGCTGGGTTGGTGCCATGCGTAACGCCGTGATGCTGCGCGACAACTTGTCGGACGAGCCCGACGATCTGAAGAAGCTGCAAGCCGTCTGGCGTGACCCATCCACCCCGTCGAAGGCCGCCGCCGCTGACGCCATGGCCAAGGCCGTGGCCGTCATCCCGTCCCTGGCCGACAGTGACGTCGCGCTCGAGAAAATGGGCTTTAGCCGCACGGATATCGACCGCATCCGCGCCGACCAGCGCCGGTCATCGGTGACCCAGTTGCTGCAGCGCCTCCCCGCCGCTCCGGCTGCCGGACAATCCGCCGACGACGCGGCGGTCAATCCGCAGACCGAGCCGGTAAGCAATGTCGGTATCGGCGGCTGAGCGCCGGTTCATTCTCAACCAGCTTCTACGGCTGGCTGAGTCCGACATCCGCCGAATGTGGATTGCCGCGGAACGACAAAGCGACATGGAGTTCGCCGAGTACGTCGCTAAGGCTTACCCGCAGATCGTCGATCCGTATCACCAGATGGCCGCGCAGTCTGCGGCAACCATCTTCGAGTCCGACTTCCCCGACATCGTTGAACCGGCGATAGTCGCCCGGCCGCTGCCGGAGCAGAAACTACTCGGTTCCGTCGAATGGGCGTTGGCCGCCAACGGCAAAGAGGCGATCGACCGGATGATCGGCACCGCACAACGGGCCATCTATGACGGCGACCGCGACACCACCGTCGGCAACGCGACCAAACAACGCATGCGGTGGGTGCGGGTGGCCAGGCCGAACGCGTGCGCATTCTGCCGCTTACTCGCCAGCAGAACCGCGTCGAACAACACCTATCTCTCTGACGGCATTGCCATCGACGAGAAAACCGGCGAATACACCACCGTTGTCACCGGTCGCGCGTTATCCAGCTCGATGCCCGGCTATCAGAAAGAGCGCAAGACTCCGGCTCTCGATGTGCGCCGCGACATCCGTTCCGGGCAGACCCGCGGAACCCGCGCGATGGGGTCGAAGTACCACGACCACTGCTACTGCACGGCTCGGGTAATCCCCGCGGGCGTGAGCGCGATGACGTACCTGGAACAGACCGAGCCTCAGTTTGCCGACCTCGCACAGCAGTGGGATGACGAGTACCAGAAGGCGCGGGCCAACGCCGGATCAGGCGACCCGAAGAAGATTCTGTCCGCCTGGCGTACGCAGGGCGCTTCCTAGCGCTTGCCCTGCCACTTGCGAACCGTCATGCGGTCAACGCCCAAAGCGGCGGCTACGTCGACTTCCGAAACCCCGTCATCAAGCGCTGCCAGGCCCGCCTTCTTGGCCCCTGACATCGCCTGTGCGGCCTCTTTACGCGCCGCGGCTAACCGAGCCCCAACCAGCTCCAGCCGACGCACCACAGCCGCGCTCATCGTGCCCGCTTAGCGGCGCAACGGATGCAGGAGCAACCCTCCGGATAGACCCGGTCAAACTCGGCCTTCTCCGCTTGGCGCAGCTTGCGGTTGTACGCCTTGGCCTCGCGGTCCTGCTGGCCGTTGAACATGCCGTTGTGCGGCACCGGCGACGGCATGCGCTGGCGACCGGCCTGAGCCCGCATCTCAACAACCTGCCCGTTGGCGCGGGCCTTGGACAGGAACTCTTCGAACTCGGCGTTGGTCATCTGGCCTTCAGGCCCGAAGTGACCGCTGAGGTCATCGTCGTCCAGACCGGCACCCTCGGACCACGGGCGGCACGTCGGAGCGGCGTAGTCGTGGCCCCAGGTGCGGGGCTCTACGTGGATCACGTCGGAGTAGTCGTCGTACTTGATCATGTAGATCACTCTACACATCAATTGTAGATGTGTCTACATCCGACACGCACCAATTTTCAGACTTCGCAGCGCACTGCTGCAAGAGCCACCACAGGCGACCTGTGGCAGCTACCCCCGCGATGGAGGACAGAAATGGCCGAACCCACCGAAGCCTCGTCTGAGGCACCGGAGACCACCGACACGACCGTTCAGCACGACGCTGGCGAGACTCTCGGAGACGCCGGTAAGAAAGCATTGGACGCCGAACGCCGACGGGCCAGCGCCGCCGAGAAGCAACTGAAAGCTCTGCAGGCACAGCTCGCCGACATCGAGGCCGCGAAACTCAGCGACGCTGAGCGGACCGCACTCGAACGCGACACCGCCGCAGCAGAACGTGACGCCGCGAGGGCGGAGCTGCTGCGCTACAAGGTCGCAACGAAGTTCGGCATCGCCGACGAGGACATCGAGTTGTTCCTCACCGGCACCGATGAGGAGACCCTGACCAAACAGGCCGAGCGTCTGGCGGATCGCACCAAAGCGACCGCCAACAACGGTCTGCGGGTCCCCGTGGAGGGCCGTTCGCCGTCTGTTCCCGCGTTGAACTCCGATGACTTGGAGAACGCGCTGAAACGCAAGCTCGGCATCACCCCGTAATCAAGTTCGACACTCAAGAAAGGGGCCAGTAAATGGCTCAGGAAAACCCGACCCTTACCGGTCAGTTCGACGGCTTCCTCAAGCCCGAGATGGCGCAGCCGTACTTCGAGGAGGCCCGCAAGCGGTCCACCGTTCAGCAGCTCGCCCGTCAGATCCCGCTGGGAATCAACGGACAGGAGATCCCGTACACCACCTCCAAGGCTTCCGCCGCGTGGGTGTCGGAGGCCGGTCACAAGCCGACCACCGAGCGCGGTATCGGCCTGAAGAGCATTAAGCCGCACAAGATCGCCGCGATCAGCGTCGTCTCCGCCGAGGTCGTCCGCGCCAACCCGGGCGGCTACATGGAGCTGCTGAAGGGCGACATCGCCGAGGCGTTCGCCGTGGCGTTCGACCAGGCCGTGCTGCACGGCACGAACACCCCGTTCGGCGCGTACGTCGACGAGAGCACCAAGAGCGTGGGTCTCGGTGCCGCGGACCAGTCCAAGGGCAGCGTCTACGCCGACGTTGTTTCCGGCCTGAACCTGCTGGTGCAGGACGACAAGCGCCTGACCGGTTTCGTGTTCGACAAGGTCGTCGAGCCCGTGTTCCTGTCCTCGACGGACACCACCGGTCGTCCGCTGTTCATCGACACCCCGCCGGTGGACACCGCGTCGGTCATCACCCCCGGCCGCCTCATCGGGCGCCCGGCCTATCTGGGCGACCAGGTCAAGCAGGACCCCATCGTCGGCTACGGCGGCGATTGGAACCAGATCGTCTGGGGTGTCATCGGCGGCATCAGCTGGAAGGTCTCGACCGAGGCCAGCGTCACCCTGGGCGGTCAGCCCGTCTCCTTGTTCGAACACAACCTCGTCGCGATCCTC